TTGCAAGAGCAAGGAGTGCTTGTTTTATTCGTATCCAAGACATAGGCTTGTAGTTTCAAAATGTTTTTAGAGTGTGCGCCCATGTTCAGCAGTTATTGCAGTAGGGGTCATAGGGCCAAGGGCGGTCAAGTCCAGCACCACGGCGCAGGGTGCGGGCATCCAATGCCATCCCCGTGTTGTAATTCGTTCCGTTCGGGTAGATGGTGTCCAAGGCCGATGGCGGGGAGTTGAACAAGGGGTAGTTGGCCTTCTGCTCCATCAAGTACCTGGTAATCCTTTCGGAGTACCACTCGGCATCGTTCTTCACTTTGTCCGTGAGGCGGGTGATTTCGTCCATGGACATTTGGGAAGATTCCTCGCTGGTTCTGCGGACCATTCCCTTGTTCATGTACTTGAACGCCAAGACCATGGGTAACTCGTAGTAGAGCCATTGCACCATGGCGGGTTGGATGTAGTCCTCCAAGAGCGTAGTGTTCAGGGCCGTGGTCGTACCGCTTACCACTTGGGTCACCATTTCAGAGTACAGGGCCGACCCAACGATAGGCTGAATCCGCATCTCCTGCACTTTGACGATGGTGGGCCGTATCTGCGTGAACGATACATTCTCGTTTATGACCGAGTTGTCCAGCAGGGTTTGTTCGCTGATAAAGAGTGCCTTCATGCTTTCGTGATTTTATTGCCTTTGCGGATGACGAGTTGCTGCTCCCAAATGTGTCTGCATTGAGGGCGATTCACTCCGCTTGCGGTATGATACCATCCACCACGGCGGTTCCATACGCTATATCCCATGATGTTGGAAATACCATTGATGTCGTCCCGTGTGTACACCTTGCCTTGGTCAGCGAGGTCCAGCATGACCTTGCAGAACTCACGGCTCGTCCTCTTATCCTTGTTACTGAATCCTGCCGCCCAAGAGTATTTGTAGCGGACCTCCAGCACGGGTTCATCCGTTGGCTTGGCTCCTTCCTTGGCGATTTGGTCCACGGCCCTTGCGATGGGGTAACGGTCTTTTGTGATTAGGTAAGCGACCCGCTTGGCGACTTTCGCCTTGCTGACCCCGAACTCCTTGGCCATTTCTTCCACGCTTGCGTCCCGATTCTTCTTGCGGTACTTTTCAATTTTCTCGTCAAGTTCTTTTTCTTCCTCGCCCAGTTCAGCGAAGGCTTGACGGACCTGGTCGTCTAAGTCGGTGTCAAACCGCATGGGCTTGGAGTGCATGACCACATACTCGTCGGAACTGCTCCCAAACTTGCTTGCGACCACCTCCAAGACCTTGAACTCTTCCTCGCCCCATCCGTAGTCCTCGGTGTCTTCTTCGCCCCACATAGGCTCGGAAAACGCCTGCTCCTGCACGCCAAGGAGGGTGTTCACTTCGTCGGGGGTTAGACCGAAACCAGCGGATAGCATCGTGCGGGCCATCTCCAAGGTGATTTTTTCTTGGGCGTAATGGCGGACGATTCGCATGAGGTTCTGATACTCACGGCCCGATAGTTTCTTGATGTTGTCGTTGCCCATGACCACGGGCGTTTGCGGTTGCTCGTCGGGTTGGGGATTGGGTCCGACCACATCGGCGGGTTGCTTTTCCAACGCAGGGAGGCCCGCTTTCTCACGGAGTTCTTCGGGGGTCATTATTTGCAGCAGGGCTTGCTCGGATAGTCGCTCCGTGATGGGTTCCACGGGGATAAGTTCCATTCCTTCCACGCCATTGAACGAACCCAAATAGTTAATCATGCGCTCCACCTTGCGGACACGGTCATTGACATAGGTAGCCTTAAATAGTTCGTAAGCCTCCACCAGTTCCTGCCTGCCTCCCAGTTGGCCTTCGGTCTTCACTCCGAATAGCATCGGGTTTACGACCCTGTGGCTGATAAATATTTCCGACTGGATGGCCTTGTTCAAAATCTCAAACTGCTTATCCATGTCCGATGGAGTGAGCGGTTCAAGCGTCGGGGCCTTTGAAACATCGTCGTTGAAGGTCACAACAAAGCGTCCTGCATTGTCGGTCCCGCTGAACTTGCGCTTGATTTGACGCTCAATGTCGCCCTGCTCTTCGGGGGTCGGGATTCCGTTGTTGAAGTTTATGAGATACCCACCCCAAAAGTTGTTGCGCAGGTTGTTGTTGTGGAAGTTCGCCACCTGCACATCCGCTTCAATCCACGCCAAGCCCCCCATGTATTCGGGGAGGGGATAGGACTTCACGCCTGCTGCATAGACCCTGTAATAGAACAACTGCTTACCGATTCGGTTGTCAGCATCAAAGGCGGGGATTTTCTCTACATCGCCGATTTTGGGGTAGAGTTGGACCATTGCGTCGTCGTACCAATCGGCCACCTGGAACATCCGCTCGTCCTTGTCCACTCGGATTTTTTCAAAGGGAATGTGTTCCATCTTGGCGATGGTTCCCATTTTGTTCCATGTCACCGCAACCGCAAACCCGTTGAATAGTTCCAAGTCAAGGACGAGTTTCTCGGTGATGTCGTTGAGGTCGTCATGCTCGGATAGGCCGTCAAAGAACTTGGCGTACCTTGCCTGCTGCTCAACCGTCATCTTTTCCCCTGGCTGCCATCCACCGCCGACGATGTAGTTCACTTTGCCGTTCACAATAGCGTTGTGCTTTGAACTGCGGCGGTAGTTGTCAAGGAGATAATAGGGGTACTCGTTGAACGCCCCGTAGGTAATGTATTTGCCCGCCTTGTTCTCCAACATGACGGGGACCTTGTGTTCAATACCCAACCATTGGGTGAACGATTGCTTTATGCTGCTCATAGGGTATGGACGGTGAAGTTGAGGGCCGAAATCGTGATAGCACCGCCATCGTTCACGGCGTTGATGTAGATGGTGAACTCGTCGTTCAGCGCACCTTGCAGAACGGCTTCAATCGTAACCGCATGGCCGTTGTTGTGGCCCGTGGTAATGTCGGTCATGGACTGCGGAATGATGGTTCCGTTCTTGGCGATGTATATGATGATTTGGTTGCCGTTCCCCTGCGAGAATACCATGCTTGCCGATACCCGCAAGGCAGCACTCGTCGTCCCTGTGTAGGTGATGGCGGTGGTTGTGCGGGTAAAGTTGTAGGTCGTCAGCAGGCCCGACTTCAGCGGGGTTGTTAACTTGACGGCCTGACCTTGGGTCGGGGTGAAGTTCTTGGATTCGTCAAGGTAAAGGTTCGCCACGCCCCGCTCTCGGTCAAGGGTTGCGGTATCGGCGAGGTCGTCGAATAGTCCACCCACACGGGCGGCGGTGTTCGCTCCTGCGGCGGTTTCGGATGTGATGGTGGCAGCAGATGCTACCAACTGACTGCGGGTTTGTACGCTCATGCGAAAGAGGGGTCAAAGGTTTGGTCAAAGACACCCTCGTCGGACGAACCGAAGACGGTGTACTGGATGGAATTGGCGAAGGTGTTGAAGGTGAGGGAAACTACCTGTACATACGCCAAGCCCGTTTCAACCACCGCAACGGCTGCACCAACCGTGGAATAGGTATCGTAAACCTCATACTTATACGACCCCGTTTCAAGAGAGCCGACAACGATGGAAAACTTGTCATAGCGGTTCGTGTAGGAAGAAAGGTTGGCCGTCTTGAGGATTGTGAAGTCGGTCGTGGCGTTCTTGGCGATGTTGGTCAGCCGCAGGATGTAACGGTCGCCCGTGCTTGCCCGCTGCGTCCAAGTGACGACGATGGTGTTGGTAGAATTGGGAGATAGGTAAATCACGCTATCCTTAAATGTAGGATGCGCCCGAATTTCACAATTTGCGCCCGATACTGCGGTAGAGTTCGGCCCTCCGCACGGCGGTCTTGCTGATGTCAAAGCGTTCACGGACATCCTTGCTCAACTGCATGGCCAAGGAGCGAGCGTAGTCGGGTTCGTTCACAAACTTCCTCACGGCCTTGTACCAAGCGTCTTTCTTCCCGTAGGGGATGACCAAACCGTTATGGCCGTGGACGATTATATCGGTGTAGGGGATGGTTTCGGATGCAATTATAGCCTTGCCCATCCATCCCGCTTCCACCACTTTCAGTTCGCTTTTCAGCCTGTTGAACTTGGTATCTCGCAAGGGTGCGATGGTGGCGTTGATGAAGTTGTACCCGCCCACATAGGAGTAGATGTCAGCCGCTTGGATGCGGCCGTAATTCTTGTTCAGCCCACGGCAGGACAGCATCCGCTCGTAGTCATCGTAGACGGGGTTGCCGTCGTTCCACCCGCCTAGGTAGATTTTGTATCTCCCGTCCAGCGACTTGTCGTGGGCCAGCAGGGAAAACGAATGTTCCACCAAAGCAATGTCCTCTTGGTGTTGCGCCCCGCCAAACCAACCAATCTTAAACAGGTGCGGTTCGGGTTCGGCGTTCGTGTCGGGGAGGTATTGCTGGTAAGCCTCGTAGGGTTCGTTGGGTAGGATGGTAACGGCCTTGTTGAGCAGGCGTATCTTCTGCGCCAAGTGTTCGGTGGTCGTGGTCACATGGTCGGCCAAGCGGATATGCTCACGGATTTGCTCATCCAACTTGGTGGACAAATAGTGTCGGTACATGATGTGCCCGCTTTCCAAAACCCAGTAGTCGTCCAAGTCCAAGATAACCTTCGCCCCAAAGGCCGTCAGAGCCTCGTAAACCTTCCGAATTTGGTCCAGCGTACCTTGACACCACAAGCGATTAAATAACCACACATCGACCGTCTTTAGGTCCTCGTCCTTGACATTGCCGATATTATCGACACACACATAATCGAACTCGGTGTAGTTGTCGCCCAAGTAGGCGTTGGGCATCTCCAGTCGGTAAAAAGAACACCCCGTCGGGTGGGCGTTGTAAACGATGCAAATTCTCATGCCCAAAGGTACAAAAAAAAGGGCCACCCCTTGCGAGATGGCCCAGACCACTAAACCATGCGGGGTATGAGGCCCGCAGGTCAAAGATACGCTACGACCCGCTGATTTGTGCGGTCGCTACCGTGAATTGAGATACCAAAACATTCAGCATCGGATTCGGCTCCATGCCCGATAGGGTCAACTCGTAGCCGCTCCTGTCGCCAAATGCAGTACCAGTCCCAGCAGTTCCAGCAGACACCTCCAAGCCATTGGCCGCACCGAGGAGCCAGTAGCGGTCGTTGTTGTCAAGGACGATTGCGTACACCCGATTTTGGGCCAACAGGCGCAACTCATTTCGGACGGTCGTCTGCAACTTGTTGATGGTGAAGGTCAGTTCGGGAGTGTAGAAAAGCGTTCCATTCTCAACCGATGCATTCAGCGTTTCGGTCATGGATGAAGTCGCTTTGGTCAAGTCGTATTCAAACCAAGTACCTGCAAGGGTTCCCGACACGGAGCCAGTCGTATTGGCGACCGTTCCCGTTGGGTTGAAGGCTTGGACAAAAATAGTTTTGATACCGCCAACGCTGTTGCGGCATCCGAGGGCGTAGCCCGTAGTTAGGGAGCAAGACATAGTGTATTTTTAGAGGGTTATGTTATACTAAAAAAGCGGGGGGAAGTTTCCCTCCCCCCTTACACTTAGGCCAATCTCCAGTCAACAACGAGGTCTGGATACGCTATGTTCACTCCAATTTTTAGGGCACACTGAAAGCGTATTTCGTCGTTATCGATTGAGGGCCAGATGGAAAACTGCTCCTCGTCGGACAAAAGGTCGGTTCCGTAGAAGAAGTTACCTAAGTAACTGCAAACCAAGCGGTTATACCCAAGCAAACCTGGGACGGCAACTACACGGACATTGGTACCAGGGTAGATGATGTCACCATCGGCCAACCCTTGGAGGTCAACTTGGTTGTACATGACGCTGGCGGTTGACTTGAACGCTCCAATCAAGGTGCGGAAAGTGTCCCAACCGCAGAAGATAACCAAATCATTCTTGGTGAGGATGGCCTGCGGGATGCGGGTGTAGATGTTGTCAAAGATGCTGATAACATTGTTTGTGGTGATACCAACCGAGGCAGACACGGCAGCGGTGTTCCCCGATACGGTTGAACCCGACGCAGCGTTGAGGATAGTCAGCAAACCTGTGACCAAGGTAGAACCTGACCAAATGGCGTTCTCCAAAGCCTCGGCGATGCGGAGGGCTTTCTGCTCGGCGAATGCTTGCTCGAATGGCACGCCGTCGTAAGTTGAACCAGCGGTCAACTGGGACTGCATCCAGTACTGCTCAAGTGAGCGAGGGCAAAGAGCCTCTTGGATTTTCAAGGGAGCAACGGTGATGGTACGCTGCGTGAAGGTTGTGTTTCCTGATGCAGCACCTGCGACATTCCATCCGCAAGCCGTTCCTGATTGGAAGGCAGCATCGGTGTCCATGAGGTTGAGGGTAGCAGCCGACTTGATGCCCACCTGCTTGGTGAACAAAGATGCGGTGCGGGCCGAGAATACGGCCTTGGTGATGAGGGGGAGCCGCTGCTGCTCGGTGTAAGTAGTCAGCGGGGAAACGAATGAATAAGCCATGGCTTTGTTTTTGGGGGTTAAAGATTAATTGGATTTTTTGAGAGTTTGGATTGCTTGGGCGAGGGCGTTGAAGTTCTGCGTTGCGGCGGTCTTCCGTTGCTCCACAATAGCGGAGGCGGTTGGCTTGGGGGCTTCCGATGGGAGTTCGGCGACCTTCTCCACGATGTCGGTCATGGTTTCCATCTGCGAGGCAAATGCGGACATTTTCTCCTTCATTTTACCCATTTCAGCGTAGGCGGCCTTCAGTTCTTCCATGATGCTGACGAGGTGCTTCTTGACGATTTCCTCAACCATCAATGGGTCCACCATCGGATAGCCTTCGGCGATTTCACTCACCACTTCACCTGCAACTTCGGGGGTTATCTCAGCAGCAACGGCGACTTCCTCGGCGGGTTCTGGGGCTTCGGCTACAACGACTTCGGTGATTTTGCCACCTTCGGTCTTGATGACACCAACGCCCTCAACTTGATGCTCACCATCAGGAGCGGGCAGGGTTTCGTCTTCGGTGATGACATACACGGCCGTACCTGCAACGAGGTCGCCGTCCACACGGACAACAGTACCATCCACCAACTTGTAGTCGGCAAAGGCTTGCTTTTGGGTTGTGAACTTGCGGAGTTCAGTCCGCAAAGTGTCAATGGCTGATTTTAGGTTCATAGATTAAAGGGATTTGTAGTTGGGTTGTAATTGTTGCAAAAAGTTGGTCAAATCGTCTGCGAGGCCCGCAAGTGCGACCTCTAATTCCGTGCCTGTGTTTTTCATCCCGAACAAGCCCTCCACGGAGAAACCCTTGAAGGCGTGGCGATTCTCCCACACTTCGTCGTTCTCGACCTTGAAGGACCCGAACCAAGAGCCGTCGGGGGTGTCTTCGTAGCCTTTGGGGGCCATCACGCCCCGCTCGGTGTCGGTGATGTAGGATTCAAACATGAACACGCCATCCAGTTCGGCGTTGTGGTAAGCGTTGACATTGTGCTGGTTTCCCTGCTTGAAGTACTTCTGCACGATTTTGCGGATGGTCGCTTTGTCAAACACCACATAGTACTCCCCGTAGGTGTCGTCCTTGCGGTAGATGGGCGTATCGGCCAGCATGAGCGGTCCCGTCAGCACCCTGCGTTCTCCCGTTTCCGCAAATCTTTGCGGGGTCTTGGCGAAGGCTTGGAAGGGTTTTTCAATCGCAGGCATATCGACGAGGGCGACAAACTGCACAC